TTTACAAGCCAGCCCGGCAACTGCCATAGTCGACTGGGCCACAAATGCAAACAATGTTGCAGAAACTGGACCAGATGGTCTAACAAGCAACAGTGCTTATGCTGCTGTTTGGTATCCCTGGGCTCTCAGTACCAATCTTGATGGCAGCTCGGTGTTTGTGCCGCCCAGCATGATGGCACTACGCACCATAGCATTTAACGATCAAGTAGCTTATCCCTGGTTTGCTCCTGCTGGATTTAACCGTGGATTGGTAACTGGTGTAAGCAGCGTGGGTTATTTGACCAGCGAAGGCGAATATCAACCCGTGAAGTTGAACCAAGGTCAACGTGATGTGTTGTATCAAAACCGCATTAATCCCATTGCATTCATTCCCAACAGAGGCTTGGTAATATACGGACAAAAAACTCTAAGTCCAGTTCAAAGCGCTCTAGATAGAATCAATGTTGCACGTTTGATTTGTTACTTGCGTTATCAACTTGACAACATTGCCAAAGTGTATTTGTTTGAACCCAATGACAAGCAAACACGCGATGCTGTGTTGGTTACTTTCAACAACTTCTTTGGCAACTTGGTTGGTTTGCGTGCAGTTTATGACTATGCAGTAGTTTGCGACGAGAGCAATAACACTGCTGCAAGAATTGATGGAAATCAACTTTGGATTGACATAGCAATAAAACCCACTAAAGCTATTGAGTTCATATACATACCAATACGTATTTTGAATACTGGCGATCCATTACCTAATGGAGCAAGAGCTTAACAATAAAAAAGCCGGGCTAAATGCCCGGCTTTTTTGTCCATAACCATTTGCTAGGACATGCTTTTGTCCCTTGCTGATGCTTAACTTGCCAAAATACATTACAGCAACATTCAACCCAATCTGTCAAAAAAATATTTTCGCTAAATAATCTTACATTATCGGAGGAATCACAATGGTATTCACCCCCACATTGAGCAGATTTGGTGTACCCCTAGTGCCAGGCACTAATGGTATTGGCATGCTCATGCCCAAGCTAAAGTATCGTTTCCGTGTTACAATGGATCGTTTTGCTGGTTTGGGACCAACTTTAGAACTAACTCGTCAAGTAAAAAGTGTTGGCCGACCACAAGTGCAGTTTGGTGAAACAGCTATTCACAGCTACAACAACATCATGTATGTACCACAAAAGCCCACTTGGCAAAACGTTGAAGTCACTTTGCAAGATGATATTACCAGTGCTGTTAGCCGTTTAGTCAGTGCCCAGCTACAAAGACAACATAACTTTTTTGCACAAACAAGTGCCACAAGTGCCAGTCAGTTCAAGTTTAGAACCAAGATTGAAACACTTGATGGTGGTAACGTTGGTGTGTTGGAAGCTTGGTATCTTGAAGGTTGTTACTTGCAAAACGTCACTTATGATACTTTTGATTACAGCAGCAGTGAACCCATGCAAATAACACTGAGCCTGCGTTATGATAATGCCACACAAGACACTGTTCTAACCTCCGCAGTAACTGAAGCCCTTGCTGGTGCCTAATTAAATCAGGAAGTTTTAACAAAAAGGGCTTGGTTTCAAGCCCTTTTTTTGTCACTAAATATTACAGCCATGCCAATAAATCAAGACACTCAGTTAGCTTTTATACCCTATACAAATAACTTTTTTGCTCGTGCAACCAACGACAAAATGTATGCGTTGCCGCGCTACAAGTTCATGTATTATGTACGGTTCATTATTGATCCCAATGTTAGCAACCAAGAACTGCAAAAGGTAGATAACTTGTTTACCAGTCCCTTGAGACTAAATGGTTTTGAAGATCAACGTGCTGTGAGTTTTTTGGTTAAAAAAGTTGATAGACCCAAAGTTGAGTTAGCAACTCAAGAAAACAATCAATATAATCTACGCCGACAAAATTATACCAAAGTTACATATCGCGATATTTCCATGACGTTACACGATACAAGTGACAATCGCGCTTTGAATCTCTGGATCAACTATTTTAGATTTTACTTTGGAGACAGTCAAACGACTCAACCGCGTAGCCCTGATGGACTAAATCCTGGTAGCCGACAAGTAAGCACAGGAAATACTTTTGAAAGAATACAGTATGGTTACGGTTTGCAAGCACAAGTAGGCACTAGGAACTTTTTTGATAGTATTGAAATCTGGAGTTTATTTGGGGGTAGTGATGGCAAAGGGGCTCAGGGCACTGTGGTTACCAAGCTCATGCGTCCGCGTATTAGCAGCATAGATTGGGGAAATTTTGACAGCAGCGACAGTGGTTTATCAGAAGTAACAATGAGTTTCAAGTATGAATCACTTGTTTATGAAAATCCCACAGGCGCAGAAGCAAGAGAAGTTTATCGCGAAGCAGGGTTTGATTTTAAAACAGTGGAACCGTCGGCTAGTCCACAGACTGCTACTGTTAATGGAGCGCCACAACCAGTGGATTTTGACCAGCGGGTAAGTGTTGCTCAAGGTCCACCAAATCCTCGTGCAACCCAACCAAAAAGTGATTTGATATACAGTCCTAGTCCCATTGCTCAAAGTGTCTATGTTCCCTTGTTAGGAGCTGTTGGCGGTGCAGTTAATATCAGTCCTGTTATAAGTCCTTTTGGTATTTTGGTTTTTGGATTATAAAATGGCATATAATGATACCATAGCAAAAAACATACGCAAGCAAATTGCTCTAAACACTCCTCCTATCAATATTGCCAGTAATAACATACAAACAGCTGGACCGGGTGGAACATATGCCTGGGTAGATAGTAAAACACGTGAACGTGTTAAAGACAGCGGCAATGCAGGCAACTGGCTGACTACAAATGTTCCGTTTGTTACCACAGCTCAAATCACTAGTCAAATATACAATAGAGTCAAAGGGGTGTTTCAAAAAATAGGAGTTCCTGATGGCGTAAGTGAGCCGTTAATTTCCAGTGCTAGCTATTACGTTGCACAAAATAAAACAGTTGATCCCAATAAACTTTACAATGAAGAAACTGGGCAGTTAGATCCTAGATTTACAGCAGTGTATAACAGTTTGCGTGACAGCAGCAGCCAAATAGGAGTTGTGCGAGCAAACACACAACCCAACTGGCAAAACAATCCTTTATTGCGTGGTAATATTCAGGGCTACACATCATGAAATGGAGCCAAGGAACTTTTGTTCCCAAAAATCCTGAAAAGCTTATTGGCAAACAAAACGTTCACTTCCGCAGCAGTTGGGAACACACTGTTATGAACTTCCTAGACAATCATCCCAGTGTGATCCAATGGGCTAGTGAAAGCATAGCTATAAACTATATAAATCCACTTACTGGCAAACGCAGCCAATATATACCAGATTTTTTGATCATTTATCAGGATGGGCATGGTAAAAAACGCCATGAAGTTGTGGAAGTTAAACCTCGTAGTCAAGTTCTTGCCGAGCATGCAAAAAGTCGACAAGACAAAGCAGCGCAAATTGTAAACATGGCCAAGTGGGCTGCGGCCATGGCATTTTGCAAACAAAATGGTATGACATTTAGAATTTTAACTGAAGATCAAATTTATATCTCCAAAGGGAAAAAGCGCAAATAACATGACCAAGCAACTTGCTGAAACATTTGGTTTGCCAGATTATCAACAACCCACTCAAGAGGACATTGAGGGTGCCTTGGAAAAAGCACAAGATCTGGAAAAAACCTTTAGTAAAATCAATGGGTTCGACGAGCATGACCAAGAAATGGATAGTCTAGGCGACATGGCTATATCAGCACATCAACAACTCTTGGATCTTGGTATGAACGTGGAAACTCGATTAGCTGGAGAAATATTTTCCAGCAGTGCAGCAATGTTGAAAATTGCAGTTGATGCCAAAAACAGCAAAGTGGAAAAGAAGCTCAAGCTGATAAAACTGCAACTTGACAAAATGCGCCTAGATGCCAATAGGAAAGATCCTGCTCAAGATCCCATAAAAGGTGGTGATTTAGTTATGGATCGCAATGAAATCATTGCCAGTATCAAAAAAGCACAAGATAAATCGTAATCGTTTATAAATAACAGGCTATAGGAGCTAGTTATGAAGTCACTGAAAGATTATTTGCAAGAAAGTCATCAACTTCATGAATATGTTGTGAGGTTTGCGCAAAAACCCAGCGATGTGGACATGGATACCATGGAAGAAGTTTTGAAAAAGTTTGATTTGCGCGATATTACCACGCCGCAACGTATTCAAAACAGTGATTTAGACTTTTTTGATATTCCCTATCGTGAGATTTACGAAGTGCGTTTGGCCACGGCTGTGAGATTAAGTCCATATGTATTACTGCAAGACTTGCGCAGCGCATTGAACATGAATGAAAAAAATCTACGTGTGCGTGGCGCTCAGGAACCTCAGCAGCTTTACGCTGAACATCAAGAATGGTTAAGTGATGTTACTCAACAAGCCCAAGCAGATGGCCTACATCATCACGCTTATTTGAGCACTAATAGAGAGTATATGCAGCAAGAGCAACCACTTAATCCCGCAGCATTTGGTGACGACTACAACAAAAGTTTACTAGCTTACTTGAACAATGTCAGTCAAAATCGTGATCCTGGCCATGTAGACACTGGCAGCCAGCTATTTGGATGGTTGGATATGAAAAAAGCTCAAGGCGATACTGTGCAAGCTGATGATTTCAACAGTCAATTTGATACTCCCAAGCCGCAACAAAAACCCAGTGACAAAATGCCCTTGGCTCCTTGGCTGAGTCAAAATGATACATTTACCACAGCAACTCAACCCACTATAAGTGCATGGCAAGACAAGAAGTCAGCACCTAAAATAAAATTACAACCTCGAAAAGGTGCAAACTAACATGACAACCACATATACACTGACTGTCAACAGTCAAGATGGATCAACAACCAGCAGCAGCAACATCAGCACAGATGATCCTGCCATGCTGCAACGTTTGCTGGCGCTGGCAGGTGTGGAAAAGCCCGTGGGATATGTAAGTGCTCCTGACAGTCAACCCATTGCCAGTCACATGCATGACGATCATCAAGAAGTTTGTGATACTTGTGGACATCAAGATTGCCAATGCGATCATGAAGACATGGCTGAGACTGCTGATTATGATCACAGCCACCAGGAAGTTGATGATCAAGGTGAGCCTCTTGATGTGGACACATATACTTGGAATGGCCCCAAAGAGCCTCAACGTATTGCACATGTTGGTAACAACCCTCTCGCTGAGCAACTGCACAATCAACTACAAGCCAACTGGCAAAAGTTCCTAGCTGAAGAGTTCAACAACGAAGATGGACAAGCTAGCCCGTTAACTGATCCCACAAAGGCTGAGTTTGACAAGGATCCATTTGCTGGGGATAAACCTCAAGACGATGGCAGCATGAGTCCCATGTCAACTATTCGCCGACAGAAAGTAACAAAAGGATAAGCATTATGATTTTAACCGCAAAGCGTAATGTAGTTTTGCAGTTGACATATTGGATGCCTGACTATCCCAGCCTGTTACAAGAGTTTGTTTGGAGTTACACAGACATAGTGCCAGAGTTGCGACGGACTCATGGTTTTTTGAACTATTGGCGGAAAAATATTTCAGCCACTATTAATAAAGTTGTGATAAGTGTAGATGATCGGGAATGGCAAGATTATAGCAATGTAATTGGTCTCTACAAGCTAAATTAAACTATGGCACAAATAGCACAGAGCTTTATAAAAGTCAAAGCTCCTTATCAAAAAACTCAGTATACTCGCGAACAGTTTCAAGAACTTTTAAAGTGTGCAGGTGATCCACTTTATTTTATTGAAAACTACATTTATGTACAACATCCCACAAAAGGTCGACAGCCCTTTAAACTTTGGGAGTTCCAAAAAAAACTAGTTACTACATATTGGAAATATACCAATAGCATATGTATGATTCCTCGCCAAAGTGGCAAAACAGCCAGCAGTGCTGCTTATTTGCTGTGGTATGCATGTTTTAACAACGACGTGACTATCTTGATTGCTGCACACAAGTTCAAGGCAGCAAGTGAAATCATGATGCGTGTGAAATATGCTTACGAGGAGTTGCCGGACTTTTTGCGTCCGGGTGTAACAAAATACAATCAACAAGACATTGCTTTTGATAACGGCAGCCGTATTGTGGCAACTACCACCACTGCTGATAGTGGACGAGGCATGAGTATCAGCTTGTTGTATCTCGATGAGTTTGCCTTTGTGAAAACCAATATTGCCACGGAGTTTTGGGCCAGTATAAGTCCCACATTAAGCACTGGTGGCCGGTGTATTATTACCACCACTCCCAAAAGTGACGAAGACATGTTTGCTGAGTTGTGGTTTGGTGCCAACAAGTTGACTGACGAATACGGCAATGAAAATGCTGAAGGCATGGGAATAAACGGGTTTCGTGCATTTACAGCACATTACAGTGAAGTTCCCGGACGCGACGAAACCTGGGCACAGCGAGAACGTAATAAAATTGGACAAGAAAGATTTCTCCGAGAGTTTGAGTGCCAGTTTGCAGGTGAAAGTGAAACACTTATAAGTGGTATAACTTTGCAACGACTCACCGGACAGGAACCAATTTTTAAAACACAACAAATCCGATGGTATAAAAATATCGAGGCTAATAAAACTTACCTTGTTGGTTTGGATCCCAGTGCCGGTATTGGCAAAGATTATGCTGCAATCAGTGTATGGAGTTTGCCGGACATGGAACAAGTAGCTGAATGGTGTCATAATCTAACACCTATTCCCGGGCAAGTGCAGACTCTCATGAAGATACTGGAGTTCATTTACAACGAATGCAAGCAAAAAGGACATAGAGGCGATCCTGATATATTTTGGACTTTGGAAAACAACACTTGGGGCGAAGCTGCACTTGTTAGTATTAATGAAATAGGTGAAGAAAGATTTGCCGGACAGTTTGTTCATGAACCAAGAAGAAACGTTACCTCGGGCCGTAGCAGGAAAGGTCTCAATACCAATATGAGAACAAAAGCCATGGCATGCAGCAAGCTTAAAACACTTATTGAAAGCAACCGTTTAATTCCTCATAGCAAAATGTTGATAAGACAGCTGAAGTTCTTTATCAGCAAGGGTGATAGTTTTTCCGCCAAATCAGGAGAAAACGACGACTGTGTGATGAGCATGATGTTGTCAGTTCGTATGATGCAAATATTGCAAAACTGGGACGAAAAAATTGGGGATTTACTACGCGATGATTTTGATGATCAAGAACTCATGGAACCTCTTCCCATGACCATGGCCTTTAGATAAATATCGCCAGGAGACTAATAATGACACCTAACTGGGATATCATCACACAAAAAATACATGGCATATTAAAAGCTCGTGGCATGCAAGTCAAAAAAATGTTTGATGAAGACATAAAAGAAACATTCAAGATTGAAGATGCTCGACAGTTTTATGCCACAGTAGCAGATCCTCATGATCCCAATATCAAATCATATGACATTTTGATTAGTTTACATGACGAAGACAGCCACAGTCATGTGGATTTACAAACTCCTCGCATGAGAAACACCCAAGATTTCAACGATTTGTTCAGTTTACATATGTGGTTGCGTAAAAACATAAACGACAAAGAAGGCGTAAGTGTCAACTGGTTTCAGTTTGATAAAGACATTGAAGCCAAAAAGCCACCAGTTGAAGAAAGTCGTGACATCAGCCGTCCTTGGGGCACAACCCGCAGTTCCTTTCAACGTGTGGGCAACTGTCGCATGATAGTTAGACACAGTGATATTGTAAATGAAGATACCCCGGGAAGTCGTTGGCGCAAAATACACAAGATATTTGTGGAAACTGATCAAGGCGAACGTCTTGGTTGGCCTACTCGTCATGTAAAAGGTGCAAGAGCCTGGGCAAGACATTTGAGCCAGGGCGGGCAAGCTCATGATGAAGTCAGCAGCTACCTTATAACACTAAGTGAGCATTATGGTGTTTTAAAAAGCGC